AGCTATCTCATCCATAATATATGTCTGAGTACCTAATAACCTATCCATCTTCCTGAGACCATGTTCCTTAGTCTCTATTTTAAGTTCACTACAGAACTTATAGAACTGAGCCAGATTAAATGACATGAAATTTTCTTGGGGGGGAGAAGCGTTGGGTGCACGCACACACGGGGGTCAAGACCCACCTGCCTGGACGTGCGGATCTGCGCAGGATAGCACGGTCTGATCGGTGCACCCCATCCCATGCCAGCGTCAAGGTGCGAGCAGTGAGCAGGGTTTGAGCAGGATGCGAGCGTAGAGCAGGGAAGCAGAGCAGAGCAGGAGCCCAAAAGGGGACCGGGACCATTGACGGGAAAGAAGTGGCATCCTCCGTGCCAATACCCCAGTTGAGTGTCGGACAGTACAGGTACAACATACACCCCCTATATATACTATAGGTACAGGATGTACAGGTAGAGTACTGTATACCTATACACCCAGGGTAAACACCTATAAAAAAAAAGAAAAAAAAGAACACAGACAACATAATCTGTGAGATTATCTGTCTACCGGATCACAACGATCTGGATTAACAGATAGAGGGAATCATGTATCAAGTAACAGCAATCTTCCAAGACTCAGAGATCGGATACGGAGAGGGAGAGGGTATCGAGTACGCTACTGAGGAGTGTATGCAGAGCATTCCGGAGATCTTCAGTCTGGGTGCATCACCGGACGAGATCGAGCTGGTGATTCTGCATCCTAACGGTAAGTTATCGAAGTTTGGCCTGCAAGATCATCTTGAGATCATGGAAACACTCAAGTACATCGGTTGATAGTTTCAGATACTACCGATTGACAACAGTCGGTAGTGTCGGACACTGTCCGGTATCACATCTAATCATATCAAGAGGAAAGCATGGCCAAACCTAACCTTAAGGTTCTCTCTTCATCCATCCGTATCAGCATCACATCCAAACTTGACGGAATCCGATCGTGGAGTCTACAAGCATTAGAAACTTGTCCGGGTTCTATCGGTTCTGACGGTCAACTAGTAGCTGCCTGTAGCGGATGCTACGCCACGACAGGTAATTACGTTTTCGACAATGTGAAAGAGCCGAGACTTCATAATCGTGAAGATTGGAAGCGTAGCGAATGGGTTTCTGACATGGTCGCAAGCTTGAATAAAGATCGGTACTTTCGCTGGTTCGACAGTGGCGATATGTACGATCTTAAGCTTGCCAAGAAGATCTTAGCCGTCATGGAATCCACGCCGTGGGTCTCGCATTGGTTGCCAACCCGAATGATGAAGTTTAAGAAGTTTGGTTCTGTGCTGGCATCGATGCAGGCATTGCCTAACGTCATGGTTAGGTTTTCATCCGACAGTGTGTTTGGTGTGTTTGATTCACGGCATGGGTCCGTGATCGTGCCCGATCCTGAGTCTGTACCGGCTGGGACCAAACTGTGCGAAGCCTACCAACACGGTGGCAAGTGTAGCGGCTGTCGTGCGTGTTATGACAAGTCTGTCGAAGTCGTGGCGTACCCGGCCCATGGTCGCAAGATGGATAAAGTCATCCGTATCGCACTAGCAGCATAAATAACTGTTGACAGAGTGGGTTATCTACCTGATAATCCACTCACTACCTTATCTTATTGGAGCATTATCATGACCTACTTCACAAACCTTGATCAGGCCAAGTTTATCGCTGAGATTAACAGCGAGGATGCGTGGCACGACCGTGACGATTGGACCTACAAGGTAGAGAAACGCGGCAAGTATTGGGTGGTAGCTGTGCGTGATGAAGATGGCCACCCCTTGGGTTACCTGTGAACCCGACAGTGGATCAGCTTCTGGACCTGCTACTGGATGGAGATCCGGTGGCCTGGGAGATCTCCAGAACCCCCGACGGTCTCAGGATTGTCGGAGTGATGAAGAACGGCGAGACCCGATTGCTTGCGACGGTCCCCATAGCGACCCCTGAGAGCGATCAGGACCCGTGCAGGTAGGGTAGCCCAAACCTAACCTTATTCGCCTCACTGAGAGGCTTCTATCGCCCCTTTCGGGGCATCATTGGAGTGTGTGTGATGTACTACGAAGAAATCCAAGCGAAGATTGCCGACTTGCAGGCCCAGGCTGCGCGAGTGAAGGCTGAGGAGAAGGCCCAGGCCATAGAAGCAGCCCGTGCAATGATCGACAGCTACGGGATAACGGCTAAGGACCTAGGCCTGGACAAGGTCAAGGCTAAAAGTGGCCCCAAGACTGGCAACAAGATCGCAGCCAAGTATCGGGACCCAGCTACTGGTGCAACATGGTCCGGACGGGGTAAAACCCCCAAGTGGATCAATGGTGCTGACAGGGCTGCTTACGCAATCTAATCTCACCGGGGGATTGTGAGTCCCCCATCTATATCTGGAGTAATCATGGGTTTGAATCTTATATTGCAGACTATTTTAGTCGGAACATTCGGTTTTTCCATAGGTGGAGCATTAGTAGGTGATGTATACCTGACGGCTATCGGCCTGATGACCTGCCTGGGATGCGTGATGATCCTCATGGCGAGAGGTGATGAATGAAAGGCCAGTGGCCCAACCGGGAGAAACTATGAAGTACAAAGACATTAAAGATTTTTGGGAGCGGTGTAACGAGCACCCAGACCATCAGAACGGAATGATCTCATATCGAATGATTGAACGTCGACTGCAAGAAGAGATCGAGGAGCTGCGTCAGTATATCGAAGCCAATCTCAAGGAAAAGACCAATGATAATAAAAGGTAAATTTGTCAAGGACTGGGATAAGTCCAAGATCAGTACAGCATATATCCCACCCAATAGATTCAGGGTTGTCACCTGGGATATGGGTAGGATTCAGAGTTGGTTGTTAGGTCAGAAACCATTGTCGCGTAATATTATCGAAAGGATTATAAAGTGAATGATCAAGAGTTGATGCAATATTGGAGAGCAGTAAAGCAGCCCAATAAAGAGATAGAGCAGAAAGCTCTAGAGTTTGGCCGTGCCGTGTACGAGCAGGCGTACAGGGACGCTAGAGAAGAGATGAGCCATTATTTCTACCCAATTGTGGATAGGCGTCAAGAACTCAAACCTGTCTTGCAGAAAGCATTGAGTGCTATGGAGAGTGCGTACTACATTCTCAAGATCCAGCCGGTAACCCCCAACCAGGAAGCCGACACCCTGGCTCTTGCTATCCAATCTGTTAACGATGCACTGGAGAAACTGTCATGACTGAACGCAAAGAATCACGCAAGAAAGTACTACAGCCCTGTTACTACTTGGGACAGGCTATGTACGTCCCGCACCTACTGAAGCCAGGACACTGGGTCTCATACGGTGGCAAGCTCAAAACCATGCAAGAGTTAATCTTGCTAAAAGCAAAGGTGTCATATGAGCAGCTCTTCCCCCAGCCAGCCCCGTATGACTGGATCAGCACAATCAAGGTTGGAGTTTGAGATGGCAATCGACAAGACAACACCCAAGTGTTTTGACACTGCCAAGCAGTTCACCGGCTGGGTCGCAGCAGCTCGTATGTCAAAGCCTATACCTGCACACTCTTACTGCGAAGACTGCACCCCTGACTTTCAGGCCAAGATGATCAGAGAGAATCGTTGCCAGTACCCCGGTACTCTGTTTCATAAGTCAGAAGGTGGATGGGTAGGACGTAGATCTGTCGTGGAGGTCGCTAAGATCAAGCGCCGAGCCGAGATCGGTGAGCCAGACCTGATATGATCTAGTTTGTTCAGTGTGTTCTCCTCTCGGTCTGTGAGGCCGTTAAGCCCAGTCACTTGCACTGGGTTTTTTTTTGTGTTAGGGTTATCCCTGTTGCCGTAGGAAGCAGCTAAGAAGGCTTACTCATGCACCTGCCCCAATATACCGGGGTTCCTACCGGGTGCAGCAGTAAGCCTTTTTTGTTTTCTGGTAGCCGCACTCCTCGCGAAGAAGTGGGCCTAGATGGGCCGCAGGGAAGGAAACATCGGCCTGGGAGTACCACCCTCAGCGAGCCGCGCAGCGTTCCAGAGCGACTGCACAAGCACTAGCCCTCCTGGGTGGTCTCAGGTCTAGTGTGAATGAATCTGGCGTCAAGCGAGCACTGGCAGGAACCATCTGTATGGATGAGTGACCCTGCGGGTGAGGCGGTAGGGCATACCACCTTGGATATACTATTGTCTAAATCTTATCTATAGAGGTCGTATGAGAGTTCTAGTTGCCTGTGAATACTCCGGTGTAGTGCGAGATGCTTTCACCGCTAAAGGTCACTACGCCATGTCCTGTGATCTTCTGGACACAGAGAAACCGGGACATCACTACAAAGGTGATGTGACCAACATCCTCAACGATGGATGGGATCTGATGATCTGTCATCCACCCTGTACTCACCTCGCAGTCTCTGGGGCCAGGTGGTTCAAGGAGAAGCAGGCAGAACAGAAGGAGGCTCTGGAGTTTGTAGAGCTGCTGCTCAATGCTCCTATCCACAAGATCTGTTTAGAGAACCCTATTTCCATTATCAGTAGCAGGATCAGAAAGCCTGACCAGATCATCCAACCTTGGCAGTACGGTCACGGTGAGACCAAGGCAACGTGTCTGTGGTTGAAGAACCTACCATTACTCAAACCTACCAATATCGTAGAGGGTAGAGAGGCACGGGTTCACAAGATGCCTCCTAGCCCCAACCGTTGGAAGGAGAGATCTAGGACCTTCCAAGGCATCGCTGATGCTATGGCTCAACAGTGGGGTTGACACTCTTTTTTTTTTCTGTTCTAGTGTTGTCTCTCGTATCTTATATCTATAGGTGATCTTATGAAACTCTGTATCGACTGCAAGCAGTTCATCCCAGCACGGGATGACCCCAAGCATCTTATGGCTAAGTGTGGTGCTGACTACAGCATCAACCCAGTCTCTGGTGACAAGACCTTCCGCTACGCTTTTGAGCAGCGTGTCTACTCTACTGGCACTTGTCAGCCTGAGGCTCTCCTCTTCATCCCTAAAAACCTAGAGGTCTGCAATGGATGACTTCGCACCCGAAATCCGAAACTCTGCTTGGTGGTCCGGTGATAGCCGTATGGCTGCTAACGGTAAAGCAGCAGAGGCTATCCTCATCAAACAAGGGAAACTAGAAAGAGAAGAGATCTCTCATCTAGAGAATGTCCGGATGGGTCACGTCATGCAGCCGGTGATCGGCAGGCTGGCACAAGACAGACTCCAGATCGAACTCAAAGATGCTGACTACGCTATGACTCATCCTAAAGAGACATGGCTACGTTCGCACTTCGACTTCATCTCTGCTGATGGGACTGCCCTGGTGGAAGCCAAGAACTATGGTTCACACCAGAGCAAGAAGTTCGATGAAGATGCTGGGATCATGCCTGATGCTGATCGTATCCAGTGCATCCATGAAGCTACTGTGCACGGTGTCAGCACGGTTTATCTGGCAGTCCTGCTGGGTGGACAGGAGCTGAAGGTCATCAAGGTAGATGTCACTCCTGACATGATGTTGGAGCACGTTCAGTGGTGCGCTAAGTGGTGGGGCTATGTTGCCAGCGACACTCAGCCAGACCCTGAGACTGTCGAGCAATGCAAGATGTCCTGGCCGGTCTCTGAAAGCCTCTACGCTCTAGCGAATGCAGATCTAGAAACCTACTGTGGTCAGTTGTCTCTGGCCTCTAAACAGCGCAAGGATCTAGAAGAGTATGAGGAGAAGCTCAAGACCAGGATCATGTCGTTCATGGGCAGTAGGGACGTTCTAGCCACGATGGACGGTAACGTGTTGGCTACTTGGAAGTCAGCCAAGTCATCACAGAAGTTTGATGTCAAGGCATTCCAGAATGCTTACCCTCAGATGTACGAACAATTTGTCCGGGAAGCCCCCGGCTCTAGAAGGTTCTTGATTAAATGAATGATGAAGTCAATGATGATGATGTGTGGCATCTCTACCGTGCGTTAGCGATGGCCGCATTTATAATCAAGAGGGAGAATCCTTATCATCATCAGAGTAAACAGATGATCAAGGACTCTGCCAGTGAATATGCCAATCTTATGTGTGAAGGATTAAATGATGAGCAACCTAATACCCGTTAATGACATCCAGACAATGGCTCTCGCTGTTGTCAAGTCTGGCCTATTTGGGATGAAGACAGTAGAACAAGCTACTGCTCTCATGCTGATCGCCCAGGCTGAAGGCTATCACCCCGCGTTAGCAGCGCGTGACTATCACATCATCCAAGGTCGACCAACCCTGAAAGCAGAAACCATGATGGCAAGATTTCAGCAGCAGGGCGGCAAGGTCGAGTGGAAGATTTTGACTGATGAAGAAGTTACTGCCACTTTCTCTCACCCTTCCGGTGGATCTGCAACCATCACCTGGACGTTTGAGCAGGCAAAGAAGGCAGGACTAACTGGCAAGGACAACTGGAAGAACTATCCTCGTGCGATGCTCCGTGCACGGGTGGTATCGGAAGGTATCAGGACGGTCTTCCCAGGCGTTGTGCTGGGCGTCTACACACCTGAGGAAGTTCAGGACATACCTACACAACCACAGGTCAAAGACATGGGTTCTGCAGTCTTTGTAGAACCTTCTGCAAACGATTCTGCAGAAGCGCAGAAGCCTGACCATCCCTTTTCACTCTTTCTCTCAGATGGAAGTGTCTACAAAGGCTACCCGGATTTCCCCGAGTACATGGAAGGCATTAGGTCTATGGTTGCGAAGATAACCAACTCCTCGAAATTCACTGAAGAGGAAAAGAAGCAGAAGATCACCAGTCTGCTTACTGCCAATAGCAAGCAGATAGATTCCCTGCCTGCTCTGTCTAAGGTTCAGCTCAAGGCTGCTCTTATCGGGGAGGGATCGAACCTCCCAAACGCAATACGGGAACCGTCAGACCAGGAGATATTAGAGGAACTGTGAGTGGTTTCCATCGTATAGGTCAAATCAACATTAGAGGTTTTAATGAGCTACGACAAAAAAGAATATCCAGTGACCCCCGGCAAAACAATTCTTTTCTCGAAAGATCCCTCCCAAAAGAAGAACCCTAATTCTCCAGACTGGGACGGCGATTTAGTTCTCACCAGATCGTATACCGAGGGTCAAACCCTCAAGCTATCTATCTGGAAGTCTATGGCTAAGAACGGGAAAGAGTACTTCACTGTCAAAGAAAATACATACTTCAAAGACAAGGAGCTGACCGATAATGCTCCCAAGGAAATTCCTGCTCAGTACAAGCCTTATGGCGGGAGTTTCAAGAAGCCGGTTGATGACGATAGCGACGTGCCTTTTTGATGACTCCAACCCAGAGGTCTTTAGAGTACCTGCGTGAGCAAGGCTATCTCTGCGCCGTAGTTGAGAAGTGGAACCCACACGCTCGGATACGGCAGGATCTCTGGGGATGGTGCGATATCTTGGCTATCCGTAAGAATGAGGTTCTGGCAGTTCAGGTCACTGCATCTGGAGTGTCAAACCGTATCAAGAAGATCACTGCATCTGAGACGGTAGGGCCGGTCAGGGAAGCAGGAATCAGGATAGAAGTACACGGGTGGCGGAAGAACTCCGCCGGTAAATATGTAATGAGGATTGAGGATATATCGTGACTAGTCTATTTGTAGCCACACCTATGTACGGTGGGATGTGCACAGGGTTCTACCTGCAATCAATGCTTGCACTCGTGAGTGTTGCCAAGCAGGCAGAGGTAGAAGTCTCCTGCTCTTTCATGTTCAACGAGTCATTGATTCAGAGAGCCAGGAACGGTCTTGCGCATCAGTTCTTGAAGACCAACTGCACTCACCTGATGTTCATTGATGCTGACATCCGGTTCGATGCCAACGACATCCTGTCAATGGTTGCAGCAGACAAGGACATCATCTGTGGTCTCTACCCTAAGAAAGAGATCAACTGGCAGCAGGTAGCACTATCAGCCGCTGCTGGTGTACCCGTGGATCAACTCAAGAACCACACGGGTGCGATGGTGGTTAACCTAGTAGGCCAGGAAGGAGAGGTGATCGTTCCTCAGAACGAGCCTCTGGAGATCGTCAACGGTGGCACTGGTTTCATGCTCATCAAGCGTGAGGTGTTTGAATCACTCAAGCCTTTTGTAGCCACCTACCACAATGATGTTCTGGACACGGCAGGAGAGTTCAAGCCGGACCTTATGCACGAGTACTTCCCGGTCATGGTCGAGGACGGGCGATTGCTCTCAGAAGACTTTGCTTTCTGCACAATCGCTCGCAGGCAAGGATTCCAAATCTGGGCTGCTCCCTGGGTCCGTCTGGGCCACTACGGGAGCTACCTGTTTGAAGGATCACTTATTCCTGCGCCGTGACTTCTTAGCGGTCTTGGCAGACTTTCGGAAAGCCTCGGCAGTTGGGAATCCCTTCTGCCCAGGCCTCTTCGCAGGAAGACCTAACTTCCTACGTCTGTTGATGTTGTAGTACAGACCTTTCTTGACCATCTCGTATCCCTAAAACATCTGGGTTAACGTAGGCCACATCGCCACAGATCAGCCTGTCACCCAGTACAGGCTCACCCTTCTCTAACAGTACCAGAGAGTTCTGGAACTCTATACGCCTGACCGAGTGGTTAATCTTGGTCTTGCCGTTCACAGCCGCTATAAAGCCTGCGAAGAACTGGATGGCGTTGCTGCCATACCCTGGCATCCACATGGTGTGGAAGTCCTCCACAACGTAGACGCCACCGTCATTGAGCTTGGGCCACCAGCGATTCCAGTTTTCAATGATGTCAGATGCCTGATGCGATCCATCATCAATGATGACATCGAAGGTGTCTTCCAACTCAACTGTCTTGGAGTCACCTATCACCACCTCAATACGCTGATCATCAAACTTCAAATCAGCGCACTTGGGATCAACGTCGATCCCGACAATCTTCTCTGCTTTCCAAAAGTACTTAGCCCAGGTCTCTAGTGACCCGCCGTTCTGTACTCCGATCTCCAGCAAGTTGATCTTGCTGTCCTGTAGATACCATAACTTGTCATCATAGAAACTTAGATATGTTGACCACTTGTCCGAGACTTTCCCGGTCTTGATACGATGAATAGTTGCTAACGACATCCCCATCTTCTCCTGGCTGCTTTCCCGCGCTCCCCCGTCCACCCTCTTGAACGGGCGCAGAAACTCTTGTGGCGCGGTCCTGACTTGGTAGGAGCTTGCAGGTTAGAACCAGCAGCACGAGCCTTGGCTCTACCCTTGGCAGTCAGTCCAGCACCACGGCTGGCAGGTAGCTTCTCACCCCTGCCAACACTTAAATTAGGGAACTTCTTCATAGCAGATCAGCCTCCGCTTGCCTGCGTTTCAGTAGGCCGGGGAGAACCTTGCCTCCACCCTTGCACCACTTTAACAATTCTACCTTGGCTTCTTCCCAATTCTGCTCGTTAATTTTCTTTTTGAGCGTGGAAGTCTGTAGCTTTCCCACACCCAGGTTGTAAGCAAAGTCTACGATAGCGTTAAGTCTTCTTGTGTCCGTTATTAGGCCAGGACAGTGGCGCAAGGCTCCCAGTAAATAGGTGTGCCTTAGTTCGTAATCCAATAGCGCCTGCGCCTGTTCTCGCGTCATTGGCTGGTCTTGCAAAGTCACCCGTTTGCCGTTGCTGTACTGGGTCGACCCGAAACCAATTGTTGGTATCGAGGCAGGACAAAGGTACGGCGACCCTCGGAAACCTTCGAAACGCTGGCATAGACCTATTGCTATAGAGAGATCAAAGTCCACGCTTGGAGAGCGTCCTGTCGAGGAACCAGTAGTTCAACGTGCCTGACACGAGAGCAGAGAAGTCTGCACTCATCATCAGTTTGAAGACCTCTGTTGGCTCCATCCCGGTACGCCATGAAGAATAGCCCATCCAGAGGTGTACGCAGGACCAAACCAACAAGATCCAGTAAGTGACAACAGGGCGCACACTAGCAGACAAGGAAGCAGCAAATCCACCAGCAGCCTTAACCATTTCTGTCTGCTGATTGATAGCGTTGTTAAACGCATCCATAACCCCTGCATCAACTGTAGCCTCGTGCTGTGCGCCGATCTCGGCCATCTTCTGCTGGCCTCTCTGCGCCTCCAGCTCGCACTGGCGGTTGAACATTTCTAGTTCATGGCCGCGCTCGTTCTTCTTGTCTAGGAACTTCAGGACCTCTGGCGCCAGACGGAAGATGCCGCCCAGCAAGGAACCAAAGATGCCACCAGACAAGAGTTCAAGCATTACCTACCTTCACCTGGAGTGACATACACGTTAGCAGTTCCGGCTTCAGTGATGTAGGTTATGAACACGTTTGCAGAAGAAGAACACTGTGGGCCACTTAAGACAATAGATTCTGCTGGACGAATAGGAACACCGTAGTTGCCAGACGTAGCGTTGGCTACAGCAGCATTGTTCCCGCTGGTCGCAGAGATCCTAACGTACACCGGCTGACCAGTAGCAGCAGGTTCATGGTTGACAAACAGATACTGACCGCTAGGGCTGTCAGCATAGATGTTTGCACTCTTGTTGGTTACGTTACCAGTCAGAACAAACGTCCTGCCCATAGGGTAGAAAGCGCCATTGATAGACATTAGTAAATCCTCTTCCCGCCGCCACTAGTGGGGCTTTGCTTGGTGTCGTAGTACCCGTCACCACAGAAAGGAATGATGGAACGGAAACCACCCTTGGGCATCTGCCCTGGCTCCCACTTCACCATGTGAGGGCTACCGTCCTGTGGAATTTGGGGACGGAAGGGACTGGCAACCTGCTGGTTTAGATCATGGTCCCGTTGCTGGGGTCGATTCTTCATTTCGGTGCTCCTTGGCAGTGACTATAAGGTAACAAAAGACAACATAGATGCCCAGTGTCGCCACTCGCTCCCACGTTGGTTCCCACATTGTCCAGCATCCTAGACCACACGAGGTCAGCAGGGCCAGAATGGTAATAAGCCTGTCCGTCACCACGGTCAAGGCTAGTTTGATCAATTGAATGGCTTCCATATAGATTACTCATCGTCATCATTCATAAAACCCGTACCCCAGTCAGAACCCTCGTCTTTCAGGCGCAGGGCTTCCAACTTCAGCGCACGGTCGATAACCTTCATCTTAGCATCAAGACTGGCTTCCGGGTCAGAGATGGTCACGCGCAGCATATCTGCGATGGCTTTCTCCAACTCTGTACTGATGCCACGTTTCTTGCTCATCTTGTAGCTTCTACTAATGCAACACCAGCAGTTTCACCACCACGTTCAATGGCTGGAACTCCATAACCCAAGATTGCATTTCTAATCAATCTGTCAGTAAAAGTAGTTCTAGTTGCCTGATCTATGGGCATAATAAACACTTCTTCAAGTTTGCTGATCAATTTGTTTGCATCAGCCTGAGACATAAGATTGCTTGACACAAGGTTGTCTGCCATCAACTTCATGTCTGCAATGGCTCCCTTGAGGCTCTGATTGGCCCTATCTGCGATAACTTGACCAACAGCACTAGCAAGTTTCTCTTTCCCGCCAGGAGTGCCAGAGATGATAGGGGCGATCGTTGACCATTCGTCACGAGTACCACGCAACAAGAAGTCAGCCACACGCTTGGGTTCAACAGTCTTCCCAAGGATTAGATCTGCTTTTTGCTGTGCTTCTTTTGTGATTGCACCGGCTTGTTCAGTCAATGGCTTTGCGCGTTGACCTGCCTCTGTTTCACGAGCGGCTTGTGCCGCAGCAGCTTCTCTTTCAAGAGTTGAGGCTTGCTTACTGACATCTCCAGCACTGGCAGCAATATCAGCTTCAGCTCGACTCATCACACGCTCTGCTGCTCGCTCACCACGCTCTTCAATCTTGGGAGGAAGGTCTACGGCCTGTCGTTCTAACTTGGCAGCAGCAGTCTCTGCTTTACGGGTTACACCACCGGCTTCTCTTTCTGCCTTTCTTTCCAAGGTTATTGCCTTCCTTCCTTCCTCGGTAGGCAAATTGCGAATTTGAGTACGCAAGGCTCCTGCAAGGTTTTCTCGCCTCTTGACAACACTTTCAGCAATGCCTGCTTGCCGTGCAAGATTGTTGAGTTCTTGTTCAAGCGCAGGAAACTTACCTATCCAGTCAGAAATGTTCCTGTCTTGAATTACAGACGAGATTTCTTTAGCACTTCCACCTTTAATCCGGTTGGCAATGAACGATCTTGCCAACTGCTCTGCTGCTTTCGGACCAGCAATTTTTGTGAGCTGGTCTACGCTGCCTGCGCTGTAGAACGCTTTGTCTGCCAGAGCAAATTCATCCGTAGCATATTTACCAAAGTCTGTTTCAGACTTGCCAAGTATCGCTTGACCAAGTTTGCTTTTAAAGTCATTCAATGGTTTTGAGTCGGCCTTGTATTGCTCAAGATATTTTTCAAACCCAGGACCGAATTCTTTTTGTATTTTCTCAATATATGTTGCAAGATCTCCAGCACGTTGCTGGCCTATGGCATCGTACCCTTCTGCTGGAAGTCCAAATGCACGGTCACGCAACTGGCGTCTCATGTTCTCTAGTGCCTGGAAACTCAAAGGAGTGTAGGTAAAGATTTCGTTACCAGCCTCATCTTTGCTTCTCTTGGCAACCCCTCTCCTTATAACATCCCTAATTGAAGTTAGACCCTTTAATTCATCAGGACCAACATTCAACAATCCGGTTTCTGAATCTTTAATTATATTGCTGATTCCAGAAATCGCCTCGCCATATGCTTGTGTTTGTTGGTATCTAGCTCCGCTCCTTTCTTTTGCAGCAGCCGCTTCAAATGCTGCTGTCTTGAGTGTCTGTACGTTATCTTCTCTAATGCCTTTCAATCTGGTGAATTCATCATCGAAGAATTGACGGATAGAACCACCCAATTCAGATGACCTGCGCTTTTCACCTAACTCACCAGTTTTTTGCTCAACCGCTGCAATTCTTTTTTGCATTTTCGGGCCAAGTCTGTCTCTGACGCCTTCCGTTTTAGTGACGCGACGCTGGGCCTCGTTGATAATATTATTGGCTTCCTGATCTGCTGTAGCCAAGATAGAGTTGGCTTCTTGCTCTGCTCTTGAGCGCAGTTCTGGTGCTTGGGTAGCGGCCTTGTCTCGCACTGCCTGGGCTAATTTCTTAGCCTGATCTCGCAGTTTGTTAGCTTCTGTCTCTGCACCAGCCCTCATCTTGTCAGCCGAAGCATTGAGTTGGCTTTGAAGCCTGCTAATCCTAGATGCTGTTTCTGCCGATGCTGGTCCAGCCTGGGACTGCGCCTGTGCAATCAGATCGTTTGCTTGTCGCTCTAGGTCTGCTGATTGTGTTTCTGCCTGACGCAAGATGTTGTCTGCGCCCTGACGGAACATGGCAAATACATCCTTGGCTGGCTGGAAAGATTCAGCACCACCACGAATTGCATTCAACTTATCATTGATAAACTGTTGTTGCTGTGCAGTAAGATTAAGTTCTTTGATGCCTTTGTCTTCTGCTATTTGACCAATTGTCCTTAACCCAGTTCCAACTGGCAACCCAGTCATTCTGTTTAATAACGTAGACAACCCATAACCACCAGCCTTGGTTAGCAACCTTGCCGGTTCTGCAATGATAGACGGACCAGCCATGCCGCCAACAAACCTTGCGGCTTCCTCTACTGGATAACTGTATCCCGCTGCTTCTGCTGCTTGACCGGCAGTTTCTCCTACTGCTCCACCGAACGCACCAGCGGCTCCCGTCCCTAATCTGCCTCTAATACCACGAGCGGCTTGCCCCGCCCTAAACAAAGGTGGCCCAGCAGGAGCGGTGGCAGGAAAAGCAGAAGCAGCAGCACCTAATCCAGTAAGAAGTTCTGGAGCAACAAGACCTGCAAGACCCCCTACACCCGCTTCAGTTGCAACCCTTCGTCCACGTTCAAACAACCCAGGTTCTTTTTTCGTGGACTTAGGAGAAGGTGGTCCGGAGGCAATTTCATCGTAAACATTAGCAGAAGAACTGGTTTCTTTCCCTTCTGCAATATCATCATAAATGTTTGCCATTACAGTTCTCGTCCGTTTCTTTCTTTGTAAGACGATTCTATTGATTTAACTCTTTTTTGTTTTTCTTCTGGACTGAGTTGTGAGTTTTGTATTTTCAATATTGCTGATTGAGCCTGAGATCTTTCTTCAGCTTCAGAACCACCTGGGGTTGCCCCGGCTTGATCCATTCTTTCGGCAAGGCGATCAGGAGTAGCGCCAGAGTATTTCTTTACTGTTTCCGGATATGCTCTGCCAAGAACTTTTGTTTCCGTGTCAATTAAGTCTTGCCATAGTTTTAGCTTTATAACAACAGTTTCTGGCTTGTCGGTTACTAATGGCAGAACACCTTTCTGCCTTGCAAACTCAGCCGCCGTTACGGTTGCTCCGGACTGTAATTTAAGCTGTTGATTTGTCAAAGAGTTCATTTGAGCAATAAATCTTAACTCTTCCGGGCTAGTAAATTGCTGAACAATGTCGTATGGTATTCTTCCCTCAATAAATCCAAACGACTTTAATTTTCCTTTTTTAGCCAAGTCTTCTGCTGATGAGATGGTAGACCTCATGTTTTCAGCAATGATGGCGTTTTGTTTGATATCTTTTTCTATCCCAGCAGGGGCTTTCTCCCCTTGTCCTGCTTTTGCTGCCGCCGCAGGACTTAAAAGTGGAGGCGCTCCCGGAGATACATTTGCCGGTGGCAATGTACGGGCATCCGGGAGTTGAACCAACTGACCATCTTGCACTCCTGTTCTTGGAGCAGGAGTTCTTGGTTCTGGACGCTGGATTCCGGGTTTTGGAACAAAACCTTTTTCTGTTGGTACAAGAGTTATGTTTCCTAATTCGTCAGCCATAACAATGTTGTCGCCTTGCATACCCACAGGCGTCAATTTCTTTTGTCTTTGTTCAAGTTCTCTTTGGCGTTGTTCCGCTGCAATTCTTTTTTCCGATTCCCTGCTCGCAGCATCAATTTTACGCATTAATATTTGCGTTTCTTTACTATCAAGTTGTCCGGTTAACTGAGAGATTTTAGAACTAAGCAAGTTTGTCGCTTGATTGATATTTTTTAATTGCCCATCAACAAGGGCAATAGTTGATTCAAGACCACGTTTGTTGGTGTTCTCTTGCAAAAACTGGGCTTCGTTTGCAGCAAGAGTTTCTCTAACTTTTTGATCTGCCGCCTGTTTGTTCAACACCGCTTCGCGTCTTGCATCTTCAAGACCGTCTTTAATGGCAGACAACTTGGTTTGCAACAATTTGACGTTAGTGTCAAACGCAGTTTTACGTTCTTTGTCGTATTGCTCTCTACCTTTCCCAAACCCTTCTGCCATGCCGTTCATGGCTGACAATGCTGCTTTAGCGTTGTTCTTGCTATTGCCGCCCAGCAACATTCCAGTTGCACCTATGGCAGCAAACAACACTCCCAACATAGGAGCGGTAACTTCGGTAGGAGCAAAGACTTGATACTCAGCAATTTCTTTGTTGATGCGCTGTTTTTCTTTGTATTGAGGACTGTTTATCTCGTCATCAAAAATTTTCTTGATGTTGTCGTAATTTGCTCTTGACTCTTCTACTCTTTGTTTGGCTCCAAACTCTTCTTTTTGTCTGTCGTAAGCCAGTTTTTGGGCAGTAAGATTTGCAAGATCAGTTGTAAGATTGGCCTGCCTAGTTGACAATCCTGCTTCTTGAATTTGCAAGTTTGCAAGCCTTGATCTTCCAGCCGAAAGCCTCCCTTCCATTGTGCCAACATCATCTTCACCAAACTTGGGTGCGGCAGGATTTTCTTTATTGGGACTACCCATTAAAGAAGTAAGCCCTAACGGACTCAGAGGGTTGTTTATCCGATCAAGCGTCGTTGACATAGCCGATCCTTTGTTGCTTGGTGCTTTTTGATCACTCTTTTTTTTTAAATAAATGTTTGCGTCTTCTTGTGTTTTTAATCCCAAAGCATCAGGGTTTACACCCGTGTCCCGCATAAAGTATTCTTTCCACGCCGTAGGGTGTTCTGCCGATTTGAGCATTTCCCCTGTAGGCAGGGAGGAAGGCCAGTGAAAACGATTGTTGTCATACGGATCGCGCTCGGGTTGCACCCCAGCTTTCCACGCAGCCCTGTAATCATAGTCTTTAGTGTCTAAATCAGGCTCTTCATTGTACTCAGCCTTGAACTCTTTAAACCAATCTGTGCCGCGAATCCAATTTTGAAACGCCGATTCATCGTTTGGCGTTTTGTTATTGGATATTTCCTCACCTGATAGTTCTCTAGAGAGGGCGGTTGCCATGATCAACTTCTAACAGGTTGGGTAGACTGGATGATTGTAGGTGTTGCCAATCGAGTCAAGTTACCAAAGTATTGCCCGTACATGGCAGAGATCTCTGCATCAGCACGAATGCCTTCTTTGATAGCAGCAGCCGTGTACTGATCGCCAATACCAGACAACTTTAACCCAAAGTCTTGCTGTGCTGCTAACAGACGGTTACGCAGATCTTCCTCTGCTCTCTGCTGCTGGGCAATACCTACGCCACCACGGGCAACACCAGCCTGAGCGGCACGAGCGCGTTGTGCCTCTAGAGCCTGCTGGTTAACCGGGGTCAACTCACCACGAGCGGCAGCAGCCTGCTCTGCCAAACCACGCTGTTGATAAGGCGCACCGATATCACGGATTTGTTGTGCTGCTTGCTGTGAACCCTGACGAGCCTTGCGAGCTGTCAGTGCAGTCTGTAGACCACCTAGTGCACCTAGTCCTAGACGAGTTTTGTCACCACCTTGCAGGGATTCCAAGAAACTCTTCTCTGCTGGTTGCGGAGACGTAGGAGTTTCTGTTGTAGTTGGAAACGCAGAACCCGCACCATAAAAACCTTTTGCAAGACCGGCAGCGTCAGGGATTGGGACAGGTGCTGTTTGCCTGAACCCAGCCATGTTTTGCGGAATATCAGGAAGATCAAGTTGAGAAACAGGCCCAGCATATGCACTAGATACAAACTCAGGAACAGATTCATACCCTGTGGTTTCTGGAATGTAAGCCGCACCTTCAAACAACCCTGCTGGCACGTTTTCGTAACCAGTTTGAGAAATAGGATTCCCGTAATCATCATCGTAGAACTCTGGCAATCCTGTTTCTGGATTGATATCTCCTGCCCCACCTTGCTCACGCAGAAGTGCAGCCTCACGGGGGGTGATGTGCGCCAGGATTGTATCTCCGTTCCTGCCCTTATCTTGCAACAGACGGGCAATTTTGCGGAGATCTCCACCCATACGGGTCATCTTGCGTAGTTCACTCATTTACAACCCCAGAGCGTCTTTGAGACGCAGTGATTTCTCATTCCAGACATTTTGCCTTTCTTTCCCAGACTCTTCACCTTCTATAGCACCTGCTGGCCGGTAAGCAGCTAGGGCGTCTGCCAGTAATCTAGCAGGGCTTGCCCCTGTGATTATAGGTTGTCTCCCAGGTCTTTTAGGAGGAGGAACACTTGTGACAGTTGGATATAACTTCTTGGTTTCTTTTTTAGGTGGTTCTTCTTTTTTAGGCTCTTCTGCTTTTACTTCTGGTGCAGGAGGCGGGGGAAAAGCAGGCGGAGGCTCCATAGTCTTAGCAACAATGTCGGTAATTGTTGGAGCAACTTCTTCCTCACGCTTTGCAGTCACAGTAACAGGAGGCAACTCAGTAGTGCCAGGAGGTATATCTGTAACTGTTGGAGCTATTTCCTCGTCGCGTCTACCAGTAACTGTTACTGGAGGCAACTCATAAGTGGGTTCTCTGATTCCAGTGACTGTTACTTGCGGTAATTCAGTTACGGTTGGAGCAACCTCTTCTTCTCTTTTGCCGGTAATGGTCACCGGATCTAACTCGTATTCACGTTTCCCAGTAATGGTGACTGGATCTAATTGATACGTTGGCTCCGGTTGACCTGTAACCGTGACAGGAGGCAATTCAGTCACCGTAGGAGCGACTTCTTCCTCTCGCTTGCCAATGATTGTCACGGGATCAAGTTGAGCAGTTGGAACCGGCAATCCACGAGTAGTGTCTGGACGTATCTCAGGAACATCAGTAACAGTGGGAGCAACTTGCTCTTCTGGCTTGGCAGTGACCGTTACGGGTGGCAATGTCGTTGCAGGTTGTTGGGCAGCAACCTGCTTCATCACATCTACGTCAGTCACCGTAGGTGAAATGGTTGGAGCAGTAACAGTAACAGGAGGAAGCGTAGCGGCAGGAGTAGGAGTAGGTTCTTGATCTGTGAGATTTAGGGAAATACTGGCTGGGGCAGGCTCTTCTGCTGCTGGAGGAGCAATAGGCTGTCCTTCAACAATCGGGGCTTTCCTGTCTCCAGGTTTATTAAATGCGCCAATCTCAGCAACAGCAGCGTTGATCAACGTCCGGTCTGACACTTCTCCGGTCTTGATCAAGTCACGAACAATTGTTCCAGCAGCAGGTCCAAGAACACCCTGTACACCAGCTCCAGCACCTGCTGCGATAGCGTTTGTCAGGACTTGATCGACTCCACCACCTTGTATCGCAGAACCAACAAATGATCCCGTGGCCGCGCCTGCAACTCCGCCGCCCATGCCCACGTTAATACCAGATGCAAACCCAGCAGTAGCCGCGCTCTTGAGTACGTCTTCAACGCTACCGCCCTGTGCAGCAGTAGATCCAGCAGATAGCGCAGCAGCGCCAACACCGGCCTCTACAGCAGCGGTAGCGGTCGTAACACCAAGTCCTTCAAGGATTGATGCGCCAATCATTTCTCCTAAACCGGGAACTGCAAGCGTAGCTACAGATAAAATTATTGATGTGACTTGATTAAATGTGTTGAACCCTGGTGGCGGAGCGGCTTGCTGAACTCTAAGAATGTCAGGAGTTTGGGCAACAGTTACAACACCACCAGTCCCAGGTTCCTGATACCTGTTGGATTCCTCCATCTCATACTCGTAGCTTCCCGGCGAGTATGGATTGTAGAAGTTGCCATCTGCATCGTAAGCCATTACTGACCTCCTGCAAGAGCGCCCATAGTCGCAAGCGCGGCCAAGGTCATGTAGTTAACTTGCTCTGGTAACTCTTTCTCTGTGAGGATCTGTGCGCCCAACAACTGTTCACGCAGGAGCGCATACAGGCTCTGGTCCTGTATTGCTTCTTGTGCCATCTGCCCTACAGACGCCATAGTCCTAGCGTCTAACCCATACTGCTGCATGAACTGCTGGGTTGCGGCCTGTGCTTGTTCCAGTTGTGGGTCCATTACAGTCCTAATACTTTGACAATCTGTTGATGGATGCTCAAATGTACTCCTATCCAATCATAGAAGTCATCTTCAACATTCCAATCTGCGTTGATCAACTGAAAAGGATTGTCCAGGTTCAGTTGACTTGCCAGTCTTTCATGCTCTTGGTTGTGAACAAACAACCAGTCATCTAAGTTATCAGGGTCTGCGTCTATCAAGGGGTATTGAGGTATCAGAATGCCCTTGTCTGCCAACTGTTCGTAGAACAACTTGTGCTGCACACCGTTCTCAAACAGCATTGTTCCTAACCCGTCTACGTCTCCAAACTCCACATACGATAAATTATCCATATCCATATCGTGTCATTTCTTCAATCGTTCTTCCAAAATGACAATGCGTTCACGATTGACATGGATAAGATCTCTGTTTGCTTGGATCTCTTTCTCAAGATCTTGACGTAACTTCTCTCTTGCTAGTTCAGCGCCAGAGTTGACTGCCTGTTTGTTGTCGCTAGTGACTACAAGAGATATCTTGGCATTTAACACGGTTACGTCATGCGTGAGTTTATCTAACGCAGACATCAGGTACACGACACACGTGAAAAGAATAGGAAGCACTGCAAATGCAGTTTTCTCAATAAATTGAGATTTTGCTTCCAGTTTTTCAGTCATAGTCCTAACAACTTCTTAACAAAGTCTGCTGCAACACCTGGACCAAACAACACCGCTATCATCACTGCGTAGAGAAGGTACTCGATCTTGGTCATCCTCTTATCACCTGCGGATAACGAATCAGAAATTTTCCCGTATCTCTCGGAGCAAATTGCCTCGTGCACGGCTAGTTTGGTCTCCACATTTTCAGACATTTACCACCCATGACGTAGTGGCCTCGTCCCAGTTGTACAACTTACCGTCAGTAGGCATTGGCGTTGGAGCACCCCACAAACAAGTGTCCTCGTTCAAAACCCAAGACGGAAACGGTTGTGGCGGGATAAAAGCATCACGTGTTGCGTCGTATTTGTAACCGATGCCAGCGTAGTTTTTGCGAAACCCGTCTATTCGTGAACGCTTGCAGACTTGACCACGGAATTCACCGTACCATTGTTCCCAGTCGGTGTTTTCAGAACCTTGGTCTTTGCCGCCAATGACTTCGGTTACAACATTGTTTTCATCAAGAAAAGCGTAGTAATCCATAATATTTAAAAGGTAATAGTGCCAGTACCGGATGTAAACCGATACACGCGGTAGCCGGAACGAGTTGGTTCGTTGTATACCAATCCACCGCTAATTGTGGCGACCGAATAAATGTCTGGGTAAGCAATGATTACAACACCCGATCCTCCTGTACCAGAAGGATTATTACCGCCAGCGCCACCGCCTAAATTCTCTCCTCCCCCAGAATTAAATGCTCCGCCGCCGCCTGTACCACCCGTTCCACCGTTATAGCCACCACCGCCGCCAGCATAGGTTACAGATGAGCCAGTAATTGATGATGCGCTTCCGTTGCCACCATTTGTACCAGAACCAGCCGCACCAGCGCCTCCGCCGCCTCCGGAACTTGGTGAAGAACTATCGGCTCCGTTATTGCCTTGACTGGGGCTTGTTGAAGGTGTGTTTCCTGCGCCTCCTGTACCCGTACCTCCTGATAAAGCTGAACCACCTCCACCAGAACCACCAGAAAGTCCGTTTTGCGCGTCGCCGCCGCCGCCGCCGCCGCCGCCACCATTAGAAGTTATTGTGGAAAATACTGAATTTGATCCAGATGTTCCGTTGTTTTGACCAGCAACAACAGGTGAACTAGCCCCGCCTGCACCTACAGTAACTGTATATGAAGTTCCAGCAACAACGGAAAAACTTGCGTTAGTTCTAAAACCGCCTGCACCACCGCCTGCACCAGCAAAGTAACCACCACCGCCGCCGCCAGCAACAACCAAGTATTCAACCGTAGGTGGTGCAGCAGCAGAAGCCTTTTTACCCCCCAACACAGCAAGCATAATTCCGCTCATTACGCGCTCGCATTTCCGGTGAGTACACAACCAGTAGATGAGAAGAACAACACAGTTGCTACTCCTCTAGTCGAGAGGTTTGCAGTACCCAAGTTAGTGTTGGTTCCAGCTACATAAGCACTGGTAGTAGACAACGTGATAGCAATGTTGCCAGTCGTGTTGTTGTAGATTGAAACCAAATCACCTTCTGCAAAGGTAGAGTTTGGAACAACAATAGAACCGCTGGTTCCCACTTGAACGTACTTTCCAACGTCAGCAGTAGTCAACGTATAACTTGCGGTCTTAGTTCCAACAGGAGGAGCGTTGAGATAACCAAGCGTTACAGCGTCTGTGACCGGCAAAGTCTGGGTAATCGTGGTGCTGATGTTGGCAGACTGTAGCGTCTGTATGCCAGTATTGGCCGCATTGCCTTGAATTTTAATAGTACTCATATTGATTCCTTATGGAGAAACAAGCCATACTTGGCCCGTGCCGACAGTTACTGCGTATCCGGTTGCCACTGATACGGGACCAACGCTAAACCCGTTAGATCCAGATGTGATGGTGTAATTAGAACTGATAGTCTGATAAGACTCAAGAATAGGGCTGGCAGTCGCAGCCGTACCCCAAGAAAGAGTACCAGTGCCATCAGTCTTGAGAAACTGGTTAGAGCTACCGTCTGAAACCGGCAAAGTCCACGTTACGTTGGCAGCAACAATAGCGTTGGCACGGAATCCAACATAACGAGTAGACGTAAGATTAGCAAACCTAAGTGTGTTTGCAGATCCTATGGTGACGTTAGCACCATCAGTCGTGAGATTGGCTGCACCGGCAAAAGATCCAGCATTGTTGTACTGGAATTGCGTAGTAGACCCACCAGGAGAGCCTCCACTGACAGCAGCGTTGCTAGTCCACACCCCGCCAATACTTGTGAGTACGTTTCCAGCGGTTCCTGGTGCGACTACGGAAACAGCCGAGGTTCCGTTACCCAGAAGTACGTTCCCAGACGGGATTGTTGCTAGTCCAGTGCCTCCACCTACAGGCGTGAGTGTCCCGTAGACAGGAGCGGCAGAAACACCGCTAGAGATGAATGGTTGACCAGCCGTGCCGTAAGAAACCGTAGCCGTTGGCCCGATTCCCCACTCACCAGATGTCCCGATAACAAACCGTCCTGCTCCGCCGTTAAAAAACGTCAGAGGAAGATAGGTTCCAGTACCGTTAACCCCAGAAACCAACTGAACATCTGTTGATCCGTTAGTGGCAATTAGGATCTTGCTTGCGTTGGTAGGGTCAGAGTTGTTAGCCGCTTGCCAAGACGCTGCTGTGGACGATCCGCTTGGCAGAGCATAAATCCCAGTTGAACTATTGGTTGAACTGGTTACAAAGTTTGTGCGGTTAGATACCGTTGCATTGGTAAAGTCACCAACAAACTTCTGGCCTGTCGTTGTGAACGTCAGATTACCAGTAGAGACGTTGATGGACGCTGCGTTGAGCGTTGTACCGTTGAACGTCAGATTGGCAGTACCACCGAATGCACCTGCATTGTTGTACTGGACAGTTGTAAACCCGCCACCTGGTGTTCCACTGCCTGCAACTACTGCATTAGATGTCCATACTCCACCGATACTGGTCAAGACATTGCCTGCCGTGCCGGGAGCAAGAAAACTTATATCAGGGGTTGTGCTACCGGTGGAAAAAACTGGAGCAGTAGCAGTAACAGCAGTGACTGCGTTGGAAACAGCCCCTGTAGCAGTCAGAACACCAGTTGTAGTAGAAAAAGAAAGACCGTTTCCTACCGCTACGTTGCCAAGTTGCCCCGTAGAGTTGGCCCACGCCATTCCCAAGAAGGTGGCAGAAAGCGTGATAGCCGCATTGCTCGTTGAGTTGGCAACCGTTCCAGAGAATCCGTTAGCAGAGATGACGCTGACGTTGGTTACCGTTCCTGTACCACCACCGCTTGCTACTGCTGCGTTACTAACCCAGATTCCACCAATGCTGGTAAGCACGTTACCGGCGTTGCCTGGGGCCACAGATGCAATCGGACTAGTTCCGTTACCCAACAATACGTTGTTGACAGGCAGAGTGACTCGTCCAGTGCCACCGTTTGGTACGGTCAGGGCATTTAGAAGAGAAAGATTGCCTACGTTGGCAGTCGCAATGTTGCCGGTAGTGATGAACGCGCTAGTGGCGTTGAGAGTCGTAATGTTGGCAAGCGTAGCCGTGAGATTGCTCACGTTGATGCTTGTCACATTGACGTTTGTGACATTGCTCGTGCCACTTGTTATGGTGACGTTGGCGAGCGTGAGGTTGTTGAGCGTGGTGACCGTGTTGCCGAGCTGGACAGACGTATTGCCGATGGTGATCGGCGTGTTGAAGTTGCTGTCCAGTTTAGAGAGAGCAATGTTCCCGCTTAGATTGGCAAAAGCAAATGGGACGGTCATCAGAACCTCGCTCTCAATTCATGTTCAAACTCAAATGTGTTCACTGTATATCCAGCACTGTTACTGTTGATGGTCAGACCAAGGTACTTCCCGTACTGCTGGGCATCTGATTTGTACAGAGCGTAGCCATAAGCAGTCTCCCACCCAACAGTTTGCAAGCTGTTGTTTTGCCAAGTGACCGGCTGGTAGTAATTATTCAGCCAAGTGACCGTATTGTCTACTGTATAAGCACCAGTTGCTCCGGTCCCCTGTTCATTGTCCACACTAACGAAGAGCGTCGACGATGCTTGCAACTGAGCTTCAATACCAAACTTGAGTGCCTGCTTGGTCCGTATGGGATCACCCATAGGCATCAGGGCAGTCTGGATCGTAGTGGCTACGTTAGCCGTGGAATTAGCATAGAGACGGAAGAGGCTTGAGCCTGCGGTCCCATAGAGGCGAATGACCCCCGCTGTAGGGACGGAAGTGATGTAGTCCAACGCTCCTTGGGAGGTTAAAAACCACTTCTTCTCGAAGAACACGGCTTGGACCTTTCTCGCTCCAATTACCTGGTCGTTGTAGGTGAAGGAGAATGCCGCGCATAGTATGTTGTTCAGTAAGACCTGACCACCGCTGATGGGTTTGTCAAAGTCTATGAGTTGGAATATCCCGTCAAGAGGGTCTGACAACTTGCTGGTGGTAGATCCGACTAGGGAATAGACCCCATAGTCGTTCATGAACAGCACAGCTCTAAAAAACGGGTATATGGCGTAGATACGCTTGGTTCCTACGCTGGCAGAGACGTTGGTATTCGTGAATAAAGTCTGACCGTTGGTGTCAACACGAACGTCAGAGAAGACGTTGATGCTTGTCTCACCAAAGATGTACAAAAAATTATTGGCTGAGAGCAGCGCACGGATGTTGCCGTGCAGCGTAGAGTCTGTGATCGTGATTGACCCAGCAGATACGCTGGTGAAATCACTATACGAGTCTGCCGCTGAGTAGTAGACAGTACGCCCAGCCGCCACCCAGGTTCTACCGGAAAACGTAGCGGTAGAAACCAACTGTTCTGTGTTCACAACTGCCGTGACATTGGCAGCAGTGCTAAATCCGCCACCGGAAAGACTCACGCTTGCGTTGGTGTACCCGGATCCGGGGTTGGTCATGACGATCTGAGAGACCGTGTTACCCAAAACAATGGCTGTAGCAGTAGCAGGCGTTACGTTAGAACCGCCAATAGCTACCGTTGGTGCTGACGTATAGCCAGATCCACCGTTGTTGAGAAGGATGCTGACCGTGCCAGTCCTGAACGTAACGATCTGGGCTATTGCATTGGCGCCAGACCCTCCACCACCCGAAAAAGTTATGGTGGGAGATGACGTATATCCACTACCTGCGTTTACTAGGCTGACGCTGCTTACGCCACCAGTTGAAATGACTGCGTTAGCCGTGGCGCCACCACTAGAAAAGGTAACAGCAGGAACAGAAGTGTATCCAGACCCCGCTTCTACAACTCCGATAGAAACAACTGCTCCAGCACTAATGCTTGCGACTGCCGTGGCCTGGGTTCCACCCGTGATATTGGGTGCTCCGATAGTCACATCAGGTACAGCCGTGTATCCAGTGCCACCAGAAGTCACAAAAACTGACCTGATGCCACCAGATCCGGTAACGATCGTCGCAGTGGCTACTGCTTGCACCCCGTTAGCATCATTAGGTGAACTGATCACCACGTTTGGCGCAGATGTGTAGCCAGAGCCAGGATTGGATACTGCTATCAGGCCAACAGACCCAATAGAAACTACGTTAGCACCGTTCCAACTGGACAATCCGTTGTCTGGGTCGGCAATAATCAGTCTTTCGTTTTTCCATTGGGCAGCACTGACGTTTGCGCTGCTGAACGTGCCTGCAACTGCTACGTTGCTGGTCACATTGCTAGTCAGATTAAACGCTTGCGCTCTACCGTCCACCTCAAAACTGACTATGTAGTCAGAAACATTGATGT